CAGTTAAATGACGGTCAACGGCTCTGCGAGCTTCGTTTAATGCCATCTCAACTTCATTGAATCTTGAATCTTCAATCATTCTGCGGGTAACACCTACTGCAAGTCCCCACTCTTTAACTGCGAATCTCTCGGAGCGTAGTTTAGTGTGTTGGTATTGCGGAGTGTTTCCTTCATCTATTTGTTCCATCGCCATTGATGGTTTTGCGAAAGTGATATCAATATCACCGCCTGTATCTGTGGTCATCGGGTCAGCGAAGAATTGCATTACTGGAAGGTCTGCGACTCTGTAGTCCATCAAAGCTTCTTTATAATCAATAAGTACTCTTTCTCCGTTGTTCGTTGAACCAGAATTTAGGCTAGTTAGTATACCGGGTGTTGCGTCGACCATTTAATCACCTTGTTAGAACAGGCCTTAAAGCTGCTGCTCCTCCTGTGTCATTACCTAGCATGACTGCTACTCCTGCATCAGCTGTAGTTCCGGCCTTTAAATCTCCGGAAGCTTCTACTTGTAACAAAGCACCGCTTGCGGCTGTGCCTGATACTAAAGCGTTAAGTACAACGCCTTTACCTGTTATTACTGAGCAATTTGCTCCTGATGCGGCATCTGTAAACATGAATCCAATAACGTTAGTAGCCGCAGCTCCTGCTGGGTCTACTTCTCCGTCTGCACTCATGATAACAGCTTCTCCACCTGATAGGGCGGCTCCAGCTATAAAAGGAAGAATCCTTGCTGGTGCACCACCGTCGTTTACTAATATTTCTGTTGCCATATTTATTTACCTCTGTAGTATTCTGGGTCTAATCTAATAGCTCCTTTAACTACTTTCATACCGAATTCTCTTTTGGTTTCTGGTACTTCACCCTCGTCGGCTGATTTACCTTTTCCGAAAGACCTTTCGATTTCTTGTGCGGGCTCTGGCATTGCTGCTAGAGCATCGCTAAATCCAGTCAATCTGGATTCATCCCATGCAGATAGTTCCTCTACACGCGCATCCTTCTTGGTTTCTTCGATTGTACCGAATAAAACCTCTCGGGATATAATTGCTTCTACTGTTTCAGCTTTCTTAGCTTCTGCTTCTTTTGCGGCTCTCTCTTCTGCGGCTGCTTTGAATGAGTCTAACTCTTTCATAGCTGCTTTAAATTCAGATTCGATTTCCTTTTTAGATGCTTCTGCTGCTTCAAGCTGTGAACGTAATGAAGCGAACTCGCGTTCGACAATGTTCTCTGCCTCGGATTTTACAGTTGTTTCTTTAATATCTTCTGACATTTTTTCTACCTCTGTTTTCCCGTCTTCACAGCCACATTTACCTTCGTGGCCACCACAACCACAGTCGTGGTCGTCGTCGGGTTCTTGTGTCTTACATTCCTTTCCTTCTCCATCTATTGTGCATTCTTTGCAGACGGGGTCCATTTTTTCATTGTCAATGAAACTTACCTCTGTGGGACGAATGTTAGTGGCATAAGTGTCACCCATCACATCAATATCGTTGGAAAACCAATCAATACTAACATGAGTCATGTCCCCTTCCTTGACTTTATCCATCACTTCTTGACCACGGCCATGTTTATTAGATACTGTTGCCAACATCTTAACTGCGGTCTTTCCATTATCCATCTCGATTAGCTCAGGCTTCGTTGCCATGCCGATAAGGTCCTCAGCTGTTCTTTGATGGTCAATATAAATCGGGAGTTCTGAAAACTTCTCTAGGTTGTCTTTCAACATACCTCCTTCAATATAAACTTTATGTTCTTCTCCTTCTGCCTCATATTCATGAGGTCCGGATGTAATAGCGATTACGGGAAACTCTACAGATTCGACTCCCTCTTCGCTTGTAAATATCATTTGTTCACTATCAGCTACTGATAATGCAAATGAACGACGAACTGGCTCAGTGTCTTTGCCTTCTGCAAATTCCCGCTCTACGCCATTCTCTTGAGCCCACATGCTACACATGCCAGCTGCAATCTCTTCAGGGTTATCAAAACCCCTCTTCTTCAGGTTACTTTTAGTATTCATCATACATTTTTCGAATGTCATTTTCTGTCTCCTGTTGCGTTTGCGGAGGGTTTATTACCCCTGTTCTGTGCTCTAGCGGATTCTTCTTTCTTATCTTGATTCTTTCCACCAGAGATGTTTGCATTCTTATCACTCTGTTCTTCTTTGATTGGTGATGCCTTGATATCTTCAGAAGTTTCCATATCTAATTCTGCAACTCCTTCAGGGTCAAGACCTCTCTCCTCTCTAACTTCACCGGGTGATAACACACCTTCAGACAGATATATCATATCAGTCTTAGCTTTAGTGAATGCGTCGTTAACATTAATTTGCCTAAACTTAAACTTTGCTTCGCCACTTTCTAATTGTGGCATTAATTGGGAATTAAGTGCTCCCTCTACCATAGTCTGTAAATATCTAACGTATGGTTCAAATATTGGACGTGCTCGCTCTGGCTCAGTCCACATTGTTCTTGGAACTTTAAGTGCCATATGTATTTTATCAAGTATGTCGTCAGTATACTTTCCATACTCAAATGCTCTTTGTGTTCCTTGTAGCTCTTTTATTTGTATGTCGTTACCATGAATAATGTCTTCACCGGGAGCTAAAGTATTAAATGCATCGACTATCTCATTGATTTTGTCTGGACCATAAGGCATATCAGGTAAACCAGCACTTACATCAAATCTACTTGATGCATATTTATTTAATGCTGCTCCTATATCTCTTTCTGCATAATCTTTTAAATCAACTAGATATAAAATAGGATGTATATCAGATAACCCATAAGCTAAATCGTCAAATGAATTATTATTTAGTTGTATTATCTCATCCTCTTCAAATCTCACATCTTCCTTTTTATCTCCTACTTTTTGGTAGTAATACATTACTTGCCCATGCTCGTTCCTTTTAACAAACATGTTCTGACTAGAACGTAAGACTAGATTATCTCCAGTCCATTCTAGGTATCCAGTACCAAAAATTCTTGCATTTCTCAACCACCCGTATAATATATTCTCAAGATTAATATCTCGAAACATTTCTTCTAATTCTTCTCGAAGGTCTTCATCATCTGTTACTATGTCAAAATTATCTTTAACAGCATACAAACATGGTAAATCTATCAGGGTTCTTATTATAGGGTCGGAAAGATATACATCTTGATAAGTTCTATTCTTACCAATATGTGGTTCGTAGTCTTTTTCCTGACCTACACTAAACCCGCGATTAATTTTAAGACGTTGTATTACTCCTTCACCGTAACTTCGGGGGTCGTCTTTCTTGTACGAAGGATTACTTCCAATGGATGCAAACCTACGTCTAACATTATCTATAAACGACATGGCTTTTAATAATTAAACTTAATGAGTATATAAAGTTTTTGTTAGATTCCACGTAAGCTGTGCTTATTTAGGCGAGCTTTTCGTTGAGTTGTACCAAAAATAGGTCTTCCGGAGTTGTTTCTGTACTCTCGTGACGTCTTATTTATTTTTCTTGATACAACACTCTGGCTGAAGTTACCAGTCATAGGTAACATACTCAAAGTAGCATGTATACCCATCGCAGAACTATCACAATAATCGTCATGCCTACCTGAAGGTGCCGCTATCTTCTCTGTCTTATTAGCAGCATCCATAGTATATTCTAAATCTATATGTTCTTTTGTCCATTTATGTACTAATTTAGCCATATCTGGTGTTAAATTTTCTGGATTTGGTACTCTTACTCTTCCTTGTTGGATATATGAGACGAAATCCCTATACATTTGCGTTTTAGTACCCTTAGGACCACCCGTAAAAATGAAAGGAACGAAATGAACACCAGCATCTAAGCACGCCAACCGTAAATCATGTTCAACCGCCCCACCAATCCCAGTACAATCAACAATAAGACGAGAAGCCCCAAGCTGATTGGTAACATCCATAATACGTTGACGTTGGTATGGAATATCGTGTCCACCAGTTCTGGCATTAATCTCTTCAATGTAAACAAGCCGTGCGATATTTTGTGTGTCAGATTTATCAAGGGACCATGCACTAATAACAGTAGAGTTAACAGATTTGCCGATGTCAACACCAACAGTAATATTGCCTCCTCTCGACTGTCCATCCCCATCCAGTCTATTAATTTCGTAATCATCATAACATCCTTTTATTTTTTCTGGATTAAATACGTTCGATACCGACTCTACAAACTCACATTCATATTCTGTCCTCCAGTAGATAGAATCTTCCCCCCATTCAGTCATTTTATCAAGCATTTCTTCTTCAGTATAAGGTGCTGAATAAGCATCTCCCTTTTTCACTGCATCTCTCCATGTATAATGTAATCGAGTAAAGGTATCTGCGTACCCATCATCGTATAAATATCTCCACATATGGTTGTCTTTTGACTTTGGTGTACCTAAATTTATGAACGGGGCCTTATTTGAAACTATCGCTGGTTCTACGTTATCTATAAACAATTTATCATCAATAAGTGGAGATTCGTCAACAACTAAGAACGTAGGGTGTTGTCCTCGTATGGCCTGTCCTTGGTTACTTGGCGCCAATGGAGCCCTTCTCATTATAGTGCCCCCCTTAAGTGTTATGTTGGGCTTGTTATGGAAGCGATAATTCTTAACTAAGCCATTTAAAAAACTATTATCAGCGAAATGTCTATAAACATAGTTAAAAATTAAAGCCGCTTGGTCTTCTGTAGGAGCTAGTATAAATACTAAATCCCTAAATCTATTAAAAAACATATATATAGTGACTGCTATAGATAAAGCAAAGGATTTTCCACTTCCCCGTGGGGCTAAAATCGCTAATTTCTTCTGTTTATCGTCGTCTCTATCTGTTAAACACTCTAGAACTATATCTTCTTGGAGTGGTCTTATGCGTAAAGGTCTCTGTTTACCATCAATTAGGTATGCACTACAGAAGGCACGCACTAATTTACGCATTTTATCCTTGTCTTTTCTACATTTATTAAAAACTTCTTCTAAATGTATTGAATCTAATCCACCTTTACCTGTCAGAATCTTCTTTAGGTGGGTTTGGTCTGTCATCATTTGTTAATTCCTCTAAGAATGCACCGAAGTTCTCGGTACTTTTTTCCATTTCAGTTGGTACTTCGATATTTAAAGCTCTAAATTCAGTATGTATGTCACGAACTATTTGATTTCTTTGTCGCAATAGCTCTGTTCTAGCGTTAACATCCCGAACACATATAAGAATTTCTTCCCAAAGCACGTCTTCAAGCGCAAGATTGCGCGCCAGAAGGCGGACAAGCTCTTTATGTCGACCATATTCAGCTTCTCCTACCCTCTGCCTTAATCTTTGCTCGTATTTCTCTACGTTCAAAGTGCTTTGCCTTCATCAAGGGCTGCCTTGACTTTGGTCTTTACTAAGTCAGCAAGTTCATCATCCTTTTCATCCCAAGCTGTAATTAAAACATTACGGACTAAGGAGTCTTTGATGTGCTTCTGTGCTGTCTCATCAAGCTTATCAAAAGCTTTCATCTGGGCTTTTGTTAGATTTTTATCTAGCATCTCCATTAACTCAGCTTCATTGTTCTTAATGTATTTAAAAACTAATTCTTTAACTGCTGGTACGGTATAAGCGACGTATGCGCCTAATCCTAATACTATAGCAACTAATGCCATAAGTAGTGGTTCATCCATTATTATGTCTAACATTCCAGACTCTTCTACAGTGTCTATGATTGCACTGAGGTTTCCCTCGTTGGTATCATTTCCAGCTGTTTCATTGTTTGTATTATTCATATGTTGATATCTCCATATTTGGGACTCTCACAAGGCACTTGCGATAAGTATCCTGTGATGCCATGGCCCTACTGCGAGAGCCCATACATATTTAGAATAGCGGCCTATATAAAGCTTCCTTTATTCGCCGTATTCTATTGATGCGTCTGCGTCCGTAGTGCGTATTTTCTTAATGAAATTTACATTAGGGGTATTAACATCATTGTTATCATCTGTTGCTATTTCGTTAACACCTTCTAATCTTCTGAGTTTAAACTCTTTACCTACGTATATACCTTTTACTGGTTCTTCTGCCATATTTTATCTCCTTATTTTTTAGTCTCCATCTTGTGTTCTTGTTCTTGTGCCTTAGCTTCTATCATTTGTGCTTGTTTCTGAGCATGGTCATTATAATCTATAACGGCCTGTGCTTTTACTTTATAGAATGCTGTCTTCTCAGCTTGTTCTTGTTTCCATACATCTAAGGCATCTTTAATAATAAGAAGGGCTGGCCCTCCTAATATAGCTATTAAAGTTGTATATCCTTCAATCTGGTCGAGAACGGATGAGTCATTAAGTCCGCTATGTATAACGAACCCAGCAAAACCAACCCAAAGTAAAACTAATGGTACAGCAATCATGAACATAAAGATGTCGTTGAAGGTTACTCCTTCGCTTGTCCTTTTGTCGTTACTCATTTGTGTTATCTCCTTCTTTACTTTTTTTTTCGGTGTGGGGATTGGTTGTCTGTTTATATGTGGTACTCCTTTTAATGCTTGGCGTGCAAATTTTATGAGTACCCCTAGAAAGAGCATGATAGACATTCCAGCTAATATAATTGCTAATATCTCTAATATTTCTATCCACTCAATCACTCCTCCTCACCTTCGTAGTTTTCTTTAAAGTTATTCATTTGATATTCTTTAATCATTGCCTTTAAGTCATCTACTTCTGATATTAATTTAGCTAACATATTAGTGAGTACGAGCATTTGTGGTGCTTTCACCTTACTCTTCCTCCTTGTGCTTGCTAATAATAACTATATAATCATCGCGCGCCATGTATTATTTTACATGACGGTAGTATTTAAAGATTACTCTTAATCGAAATCAGGAAACTGCGATTGGGTCTCTACATCTAAGTCTTTCTTTAATGAAGAGTCTATGTCTGCGTAGTTCTCTTTCTTACGTTTCTTAAACTTGGGTTCCCATTTAGGTACTTCTGCATCACATGGTCCACCCTGTGATTTATGGAAAGAACACCATTTACACAGGTTCTGTGGCTTCTGTTCATATCTGTCTTCGTATTCCTCTCGCTCCTTTATACAATCATGTATAAACTTAA